CGAGCCGGTCGCCTCGGTTGAAGCCCGCCGTATGTCTCCCACCCACGCCGTCGGCGGTGAGATCGTCGGCTGGTCTGCAAATCGTGGTCGCCCTCTCCTGATCATGGCGCTTGGTGATCCCGGCTCCGGGCTTTCTAACACAGAGGACTGGGTCAAAGGATCTACTGCTGAAGTCAATGGTCAGCAAACTGGCTCTCGCATGTATGACGAGATGGTCGCCATGAAGGCTGCTGTCGACGCCCTTGGGCCTGCTCACGAAATCGTCGGCGCGGTCTGGTCCCTAGGGGCCAATGATCTGTATGGTGGGGACTACACCATTCCGGGTCAGTGGATGGAGAAGATGGTTGAGCTCATCAACAATGTTCGCACTGATATCGCTGATGTTCCGATGGTTCTGTGGACGATTGGTGAGCATTATGAGCCTACTGACCAGAATGACGGGCGCGGAGCGGCTATGATCGCTGCTCAACAGTTGCTGGATCAGGACAGTGGTGACGCGACGTGGTCACAGGATCGTTTCAATGTGATCGTCCCGGACACCGGAAACCAACTGACCGATGCAGATGACCCGCATTATACTGCTCATGGGATGCAAGAGAATGGCCGTGACGCGGGTCAGTCTCTACTCAGTCTGCTGATCGCAGAGAATCCCCCGACCTAGCCATAGGCAACTCAACCACACGGAGCAGCCATGACCATCAAAGTCGAAACAGGCATCGGCATCTACGGAGCGAACTCCTATGTTCCAGCTCAGTACGTCACCGACTATCTCACGGCCCGTGGTCGCGAGACCGAGAACGAGTGGTCTTCGGCATCGCAGGAAGAGCAGGAAGAAGCCTGCATCGAGGCAACCGACTACATCGAGAAGAACTTCGGCAGTCGTTTCCGTGGAACTCCTCTGACCTCGTTCGAGACCACCTACGCCGAGGCGACCGTCTCTTTTCTTGGGCTTCCCCTCACTGGCGAGACGCTGACCGTCGGTGATGATGTCTACACTTTCGTGTCCGCCCTGACCGGTGAACCGTATGAAGTGCTGATCGGGGCGGATGCAGCGGCTACGAGTGCCAATTTTGTAGACGCTCTGATGGGCGTGGTGCTGCAAGCCGGGGTAACGCACGGCGCAGCAACGCCAGCCAGCCGCCACAGCACGGCCACCAGCGCGGCGGGCGTTGCCACCCTTACCGCTACCGCCCCCGGCGCAAGCGGGGCCTACACGGAGCTCTCAGGGTCGCTCACAAACGTCACAATTACGGCGTTCACCGGCGGCACGGACGGTGGCTCCCAGCCCCTGTCGTTTCCCCGGACCGGCATCTACGATCTTCGTGGCAACCGCATCCTTGGTGTCCCTGAGAAGATCAAACAAGCGACCGCCGAGTACGCCGTTCGCGCCCATGCTGCCCTTCTGATGCAGGACAGTGCTGCTGACGCCTCTGGTGGCCCGATCCTTCTCCGCCGTGAGAAGGTGGGTCCGATCGAAGAAGAATATGAATATGGAGGTTCCGTGTCGATCCAACGGTATCCTGCTGCCGATCGCCTGATCCGCGCCTTCACCGTGGCCGGTGCTGGGGGAGGCGTAATCCGTGCCTGAATTCTACGAAAGGATGGCAGCAACTGCCAATCGCTTGATTACGAAACGTGGACGGGACCTTAGACTCGTTCGCTTGGACCAGGATGCTGGTGATACTCAGCGTCCATGGTGGGGGCCGGGGGACAATCCGAATGAACAGTTTCTCCCCCTGAAGGGCGTGTTCGTTCCTCCTGGAACCGTCCGGCAGTTCGGACTTCAGTCCCTCGGCCTCGGCACCGAGATCGAAGACATGATCGCCTGGAGCGAGCAGATCATCATCGTAGCCCAAGGGGAGAACGACCTTCGCCTCTACAAGGAGGTCGATGATGGTGGTGTCCGCTGGGGAGTCGTCGCTTCGCAGATCCTCAAGCCGGGGACGACCACCCTCCTGGGCTTCATAGGAGTTCGCCGATGAGTCTCACGTTCGAAGAATCGTATGATTCCATTTATGGTCTTTTCAAGGCTGCATGGGACCCCACCTCCTATCCTGCCTATTACGAGGCAGTTGACAAAGACCGTATGCCTGATGATCAGCCGTGGGTCTGGGTCAGTATCGAACACGCAGGTGGGAGACAGGCAAGCCTCAGTTCTGGGACTGGTCAAGCCCGCTTTGAACGGAACGGCATCTTTACTGCTCGCATTTTTGTGGCGGCAGGAAAGGGCTTGCAAGATGCTCTGCCTTTGGCTAAGGTGGTCGCAGACGCTTTCGAGGGTAACAGCGCTCCAGGGGGAGTGTGGTTCAGGAACGTGAGGATGAATGAAGTCGGCCGTGATGGCAAGTTCTTTCAGGTGAACGTTCTTGCAGAATTCACATACGATGAAATCAAGTAAAGGAGCGCCACATGGCACAGGTCGCAAAGATCGACTCCAACTCCACCGGACTCGCCTACGCTGAGGAAGCCTCCCTCAAGACGCTGAGCTCGCCCGTCTGGAAAGGTCTGGAGCCGAACAGCTACGGGGACTTCGGCAGCGATATCACGACTGTCGCACCCGCCCCCATCACCGACACCCGTTCGCGCAAGAAAGGTTCCGTCACGGACCTTGACGCGTCTGGTGGTTTCAACCAGAACCTCACCCTCTGGAACTTCGAAGACATCATGCAGTCGCTGATGTTCTCGAACTGGGAGCGCAAGGGTCTTGAAGAAGTGACGGCTGTCACTGGCACCGTCTACGAGATGGCCTCCACGACTGGCTTCCTGGACGGCAGTCTCGTGAAAGGCTTCAAGTTCTCCAATGCTGCGAACAACGGCATGGGTCTTGTCACCGCTGTCACCGCTGACACCTCCATTGCAGTCGCTGGCCTGACGGCCGAGGGTTCGCCTCCGACCGGTGCCTATGTTCAGGTCGTCGGCTTCCAGGCCGACGCTGGCGACATCGACGTCGACATCTCGGGTGACTTCCCGACCCTTACCTCGACGACCCTGGACTTCACCACTCTTGGGCTCATCCCCGGTCAGTGGATTTTCCTCGGCGGTGACACAGCGATCACCGAGTTCACCAATGCTGTGAACAACGGCTTCAAGCGGGTCCGGTCGATCTCGGCGAATGCTCTGGTCCTCGACAAGTCCGCCGCTGCAATGGTCACCGAGGCGACCACCACCGAGACGATCCAGATCTTCTTCGGTGACGTCCTTCGTAACCGCACCGGCACCGACATTACGCGCCACACCTATCACCTCGAGCGTCTCCTCGGCGTTCCTGACGACGCCCAGCCCGCTCAGGTTCAGTCGCAGGTCCTCCAGGGCATGGTCTGGAACGAAGGTGCCTTCAACATCCCGACGGCAAACCTCGTGAACGTGGACGCGACTTTCGTCGGCCTTGATGAGCTTCTCCGCACCGCGGCCGAGGGTCCGTTGCAGACGAACGTTCAGGCACCGATGTCGGCTGACGTCTACAACACGAGCTCGGACTTCAACCGCCTGAAGATTGCTCAGGTCACCTCGGCAGACGAAGCTCCGGTGCCGCTGGCGACCTACGTGACTGAGATCACGGTCAACGTCAACAACAACGTGACCGCCAACAAGGCCGTCGCGGTTCTCGGTGGTTTCGATCTCACCGCTGGCATCTTCCAGGTCAGTGGCTCCGTCACCGCCTACTTCAACAACGTCTCCGCAATCGCGGCCGTTCGCAACAACGCCGATATCACGATGGACGCTATCATCGTGAAGAACAACGGTGGTATCGCAATCGATATCCCGCTGATCGCCCTCGGCGATGGTCGCCTGAACGTGGAGGCAAACGAGCCGGTGACCATCCCGCTCGCAATGGATGCAGCAGAGGGTCTGGACGCCTACAGTGGCTTCTCCCACACTCTGCTGTGGACGTGGTTCGCATACCTGCCGGATGCAGCCGAATAATCGACAACCCAAGGAGTGACCAAAATGTCGATGTATGATATGTTCGCCGCCGATGAACACCTGGAAGCCGAAGGCGTCTGGGTGGACTATGGTGATTTTCGTGTCCTTCTTGCTCGTGCCGGCGGTGCGAACAAGAAGTACACGAAATACATGGAGACGAAGTCGAAGCCC